TTGTTGCCGCATCTCATTGCGATGGTTCTGGATGTAATCGGCTGCCATGCCTACGTCCATCGAGCCATCTGCCGCCACAGCCTGCCAAAGCTCAGCTGCCTTGACGTCAGGGTTCTTCTCTACTGCCGCTGCAATCTCAGCTTCGAGCTGAGTGGTCACAATCTGCTCTGTCCTCTCCTGCTGCCACTGCTGCATTGAGCGCATTTCATCGCGCATCTGCTTCATGGCTTTGACTGACTGATCGTCGGCGTCACCGAAAATCTCATTCAGCCATGCGTCCTCAGACCTATCCTCAGCTTGGGGCTGATGAGTCTGCGGTTGCTGTGCAAGCGTGAGCTTCTCCAAGTCTTGGATGCGTTGCATCGCACGCTGGAGATCCTCATCACGAGAGCGGAACTTATCGTTAACCTCTTTGAAACGGCTGTAAGGAATGTGCTCAGGGGTCTTTGGAGCTTCGACCTCTGCGCTATCCGCCTGCGTCTCCACCTCTTCTTTAACGTCCTCGGTGTCTGAAGACGAATCGCTCTCCATCTCTTTAACGTCCTCGGAGGGCTCGGACGAGTCTGCGGATACCTCTGAAGCTTCGACAGCCTCCTCAGCGGGCTCATTGCCCTCGAGTCGACTTACCATTTCATTGAAACGTTCTTCGCTTAGGATACCCATTATCTACCTCGCATGTTTAACGCCCTGCCAGGCTAGTAAGACCCCTCTATAGTTAGAGGGTACGACTTATTGACGTCATCACCATACCAGTCGTCCCAGTCGTCTGAATAGTTTCTGCCTGTCCTGTGCTCAAACTGCAAGCTCTCGCGTATATTCTCAGGCTTCTCATTCATCCTATCTTCGCGCACAATCGAAGCTTGATGTGAGCCGTAAACCGCTAGCGCTGTGGCAATAACCATGTCGTCATGGTGACCGCTCTGGGCTTCAGGCTTGCCCTTCTGAGAGTAGGTAAAGTGATTAGCCTCACCCTGGAATCTACGATCACAGCCATCGAAGACCCCCTCGTACAGGGCTTCGTACAGCTTAGACAGCATCAGAGGGCGTGACGCGCGGTCAGTCCAGAATCCGTACTTCTTGGTCCAAGTGTTCTCGCCGTCTTTCTGGTCAAGCTTGTGATAGATGTACGGATAGTTCTTGAGCCTAAGCTCTTCAATGATGGTCAGACCGTAGCTGTTGGCCTCTGGCACCACCAAGGCTCTCCACTTGAGCGCCTCGGCCAGAACACGCTTACCAAAGGCGCGAGGCATGATGCGTTCGTAGAACGTAGCCACCGTTTTTATCTTCTTTGGGTCGGTCACATCGATGACGCAAAAGGCCGAGTAGTCTCCCTTATCGGCCCCACTGGCAGTGTCTACACCCATCACATACGTGTGCCACTTCTGAGGCTCTGCGTATGTAATGTATCCAGGCTCAGGCTCAACGCCTGGGTAGGACGCATGGAAGAAGCGACCACCTGAAGACACAAACGCATGGTCAGCGATGATGGGATACTCCTGCTGGAGAATCCTCATCTTCGAGTTGCACTTAAGCCTGTAAGTCTCGGTAAACCAGTTGCGCTGCTCATCGGTGAGTTCAAACTCATCGACAAGTTCCTGTATCTCATCAGGCGTGTTGTATTTGTGCTTCGGCGACGCGCAGTCCGGGTCTTCCGTCCACGGGTAGAACACCCGGTGGTACTCAAGCTCGTCGTCAATCCACATGGTGTAGGCGAAGTTCATGCCGTTGGCTGTGGTCTCGAGGACCACCTCTGGGTCTGCACCCAGTGAGTTGAACAGCGCAGCCATGGTGTCGTCGGGGTTCTCGTAGCGGCTAAACTCCGAGCAGTGCAGCGCTACCGGCGTACCACCACGAGCTCCCTCACTGTTAGCAGTGCCGATAATGATGCGGCTGTCGTGAGCAAAGTGCAGCTTGTGAACCGTCTGATGCTTGAGCGGCACCTGGAGGAACTTCGGCAAGTTCTCGTAGAAGCGGTGGTAGATAGGCGCGATGTTCTCGAGCACAGCCTTCTCAGTGTGCGCGATAACCGCGACCTCGAAGCCGGGCCGAAACAAAGCCTTCCAGAAGAACTTAGCAGCGACGAACGTGGAGATGCCGACCTTACGACTCTTGAGCACGTAGGTGAACGGCTGCCTATCCATCACGTCAGCGAAGTCCGCCTGGATGGGATTAGGCACCAACGGCACGAGCTTCTTACGCTTGTCTAAGATTTTAAGATACTTCTCGCAGAAGTAAGCAAAATCCCAAGCGCACCGCTGGAGTTCGTCGCGCTGCTTCTGCCTCAATGGACAGACTTGATGCGGTCTTTAGCCTGCTTGGCCTCGTCCATGATTGCTCGCCAATCGTCGGAAGACATGCTCTCACCGCTCTTCTCACGGAGCAAACGTAGCTTCTCTTCGAGCATCTTGAGCTTAACCTCTTCCTGATCGAGCCGGTTGTAGTCCAGCTTGCGAAGGATATCGATCTCAGGCTCGTGGCGTTCTTTGAGACGGAAGCGCCGAGCTAGCAGCCACTGCGCTGTCTTGACGTTGACCTCTGCATCTCGGATGACAATGGTCTCGAGGCGCACCTGAGCCCTGCCCTCAGCCTTTAAAACTGTAATCAGGATATCATGGCACTTGCCGCGCTTAGACTTGCCTTCTCGCACGACGTTGTGAAAGTCAGTTGGCTTCATGCCGACAGCCTTTGCTGCCGCTGTGCGCGTGTGACCGATACTCAGCATCGCCTCAATGGTGTCAATGTGCTCAAGCACTTGGTCGGCGCAGCGATCAATGTAGGTCTTCGACATGGTTCTTAAACTTCCCCACCGTTCGAGCGATAGCTGTAATCGGTGTCTTAGGGTGGCTGACTAGGTTGAGCGCTTGGAGAAACCGGGTCGTGTCTTTGCCGAGACGGTCCATTTTATGCTGCACCTTGTGCTGCTTAGCGAGCCCCTTCTCCCAAGTTCTGGCCAAGGTGTTGCCCCTAATCATACCTAGGTAAGCCTTGAGCAACGGGATTGCGACCTTCTCACGCTTGGTGATACGTCGCTGCTTGAGCATCTTGAGCGCCTCTTGGGTGTCTCGGATAGCTGTTATCTGAAGACCAACGGCCCGCTCAATCTCGGTAAGCGACGGGTCTCCCTTCACGCACACCTCGACGGCGCCCATCAGCGAGTCCATAAGCCAAACAAAGGGGCCGGAAGGAGACTGGTCGTACCGAAGTTGCTTTAAATTTTGCATCGTAGAGACAACTCGATGCCCTGCATCAGCCGGTGGATACCATGTCGCTGAGTCGACTGGAGCGCGGCCCAGGCGAGACACGCAGCGATGACGCGGTCAGGCTCGCACTTACGCTTCTCACATGCACGCTCAAGAAAGTAAGCGCATTGCTTCTGCGACTTCTCAGGCAACCACGAGAGGTCGATTGGACCTGAGCTTGCGCTCGTCTCGAGGTCTTTGAGCGCCTTCAGCGCCTCTTTGAGTTCCTTCTCGACATCAGCTTTAGTCTTCGCTTTCTTCGCCATCACGTTCCTCCGTGTCCGGTTCATAGGGTAAGACCCAATCGGAGGGTCCGCAAGAATCCAGTATTGCAAAGAAGGTATCAGCACCCATGTCGATTCGCCAGTCTGAGCGATCGTCTCGCCAGAGCACGAGGGTCGGACGGCCATCCGTGTCACCTTCGCTCTGCGCGATCGCCCTTCGTATGGGACAGCGTTTCCCACGCTTAACCTCTACCCAAAACTTAGTGTCCTCGACGTCTGCCTCTCGAGCTCCAGCCGACTGGCTATCACCACGTCGCGCCTGGTAGCCTCGATCGGTAAAGAGTCGCGCGGCTTCACGCTCACCGCGCTTACCCTTCTGCCGACTACTGCGACCACCCATCAGGTGTTGTTAAACCTTGGCATGCGCGCGAGGAAGACCATGACATCTACCGTGCCAGCGCACTGGTACTCAAGCTCAACCGTAGGCCACTCCGCGATGGGCAAGAACAAGTTCTGGCCTGCGGGGATAAGGATGCCCGTGTCGTTCGGAGCCCCAGTGGTTCGGATGTACACCGGGTTGGCGTTCGAGGCCGAGATAAGCAGCCCATTGACCTCGTTGATGTTGGCGGCAGGGTTTGCCGCTACAATAGCCCCAGTCAATGACGAGCCTGCCGCAGCGGTGAGGGGCAGGTTTAAAACCCCGCTACCCGCCGTGAGCGCAGGGTTGTTTGCGTGAACTTTACGATTGAACTGCATGAGCTTCTCCTGAGCTATATGCCGAGTTTAAGCCCGAGCCTACATCGAGCGTTTGTAGTTGTCCCGCCACCAGACGCGACATGCTCATATGCGCCCCTTGATGGAGGGTTGTCAAAGCGTACCCCGTCTAAGTCGTTTAAAAACGCGTTGTACGTGGACTGAAACGTGTAGGTGCCCGAGTGGTAAGCAACTCCAGCCTGGTTGACGTGAAAGTCGTCGCTCGCAGCGTCAACAAATACAGACTGCCCCGATGCGGTCACATCAGAGCCACCAAGGTTGTTGGCGTTAGTGCTTCCGGCTGCGTAATCGTAGTCCCCAACAGTGGCGTTTTGCCAACCAAAAGCAATGCAGTTTGCCGACGTGCCGCCAGACCCAAAAACGCCTATGCCGCTGTGAGTCGTTGCTGAACTGTCTAGCGAAGCGATGTTGTTAAACTGATGCGAGCAGTATATGCCGCGCAGCGAGCTGTTTCTCACATAGCTCGTATGCACAACTGTGTTCACCACAGTAGTGTGCCTTGCGTAGATTTGCGCATGGTTGAAGTCCAGCACGAGGGTTGACCCCACAGACGTAGGCGTGCCTGACCCGGCTGCGGTTTGGTATATCCCATAGGTCGCGTACCCAACATCCTTGTAGGTACATACAATCTTGCACCTGTCTACGGTCGAGCCAAAGCCGCTTGGGCCGATGCCACTGGCGTTTGTGTTGATATGTACATTTGCCACCCCAATCACAGCGGAAAAGCTCATCCCAACTATGGCGTACCTAGCCCCTCCGACTCCCCCTGTGTAGTTAACCGTAGCATTGGTAACAAAAGAGCCGCTGCCGATAACCATCGTGTACGAGTTTGCACCGTTTGTTATCACAACACCTGACGGGTCGTTAGTGCGCCCAGTGTAGGTAAGCTGCTTAGTGTTGTAGATGTACTCGGCGTAGGTGCCGTCAGCAATACTAATGACGTCGCCATTAGACGCAGCCGCGACAGCAGCATTAATCGTCGCGTGCGTTTCTGGGACAAGCAAAGTGGCCATATCAGGCTCCAACCGTATGTGCAGCAAGGATGGCTTCGACCTGCTGCGCGTACGTCTCGATGTCAGCCTGGAAGAGTTCGTCTATTGTCTCTTCCGTAGCTCCATCATCAACCAGCGACTGAAGCACGTTCTTATAAAGAACATCAGTGTCTGCCTCGAGTGGCGCTTGGTGACTGGCGTCTTCGGGGTAACCGAAAAGCAGACCAAGCTGCTCAAGCTGTAGCATAAGTTTTTGTTCCATGCCGCCTCCTGTGCGGAGCATAAAGCATAGCCGCCTTACGCGCTAGGTTGTCGACCGACGAGGCATCCCACCAGTGCCACTACATAAGGGGCACCTAGTTGAAAGGTAGAGCATTTGGTTCATATCTCCGCCGAGAACAACCCACAACTTGTCTATAGCGTCTATATTACTCTGAACGCTGGGAACATGAGCGCCTGCCTCCAATCGGCACAAAGAGGAGACGCCTATTCCAGTCTCCTTAGAAAGCTGTCTTAGCGTTATGCCGCCATCGACCCTTAACGAGTTTATATACCCGCCAAAGGTAGCAATGCCGGAACGGTTAGGTTTTTTCCTTGATGCAGGCATCTATGCCATCTCCTTCCCACCACGAGTAAACATGCTCACCCATAAAACCGAGCGCCTGCTCTGCTGTATGGGTTGAGGTAAAAATAGTTGGCCTGCCATTGTGCAGCCTTTTCCTAATAAGGTCGCTTAACGTCTGCGCGACGTGTGCGCTCAGCCGCTCCACCCCCAATATCTTGCGCTTTGGGGTGTTTCTGACCATAGGAAACACATCATCTAGTACCAAAAGCTCTGCGTGCATGGACATATCTACGATCTTCCACTGATTCGCGTTGTCGTCCAAGTAGCAGCGCTTGGCAGCGGTGACGAAGTCCTCATATTCTAGCCACATAACGCTTTTAGCCCGCTCAGTCATAACAAGCTTGGTGACCGCTCTCGCAGCTGCGGTAGATTTACCGCTTTTTCTAGGGCCTGAGAGCCATATAGAGCGCTTTAGGCGCCCATTAATCCACTTGTGCAGCGCATTATCGAGCATTTCTCGGTCTTCGGTGCGGTGATACTCGTAAGCTGCGTCCAAAAGCCTGCGCGGGACGTAGTTCAAGCGGCTTTCGCGCAGAGCTCTTTCGGCTTTAGCAGTGCATTTCTTGCATTGACTTGGTGGCGGATACCATCCGCCAGCCCCTTTAGGCTCAGGGTGCACCCATTCATCGCAATCGTCAGTGCAGCACGGGGTTTGGTAGGGGCGACCGCACGCTGAACATAGGGAGGTTGCCTCCACCGGGCGCCCACAAGCGCATATGTCCTCTCCTAACTGCAAACCATGTAATGCCGATAAGGTTGCTGCTGGAGTACACAAGTGAGCCACCGATTTTGGCACTGGCCAACGTGCGGCGCCAACTTCGACGGTATCATGGTCACCAGCTGCACGCTGAAAGATTTCGCGCATCTTCATTTTGCACCAGGGATTGTGCTGATGACGTCGTCGGCTGCCTGGAAGAGGTTGTCGAGCTTCTCCGTGAGTTCTTGGAGTTCCTCGATAGCCATTCCGAGTCGCGCGTAAGTGGACTCAAGCGCAGCGAGCAGGTCGACATCTTCTCCGTCATGCGCATCTGTCAGGGTGTCACCCGCGTCTACCCACGCAGATGTGGCGACCGCTATGGCTTTCCATACCAGCTGCTGTCCGGGTGTTGCGGTTGCGTTGCCTTTAACGATGGTCAGTCTAGTCATCTTTATTCTCCTGAAAGAGTTCTATCTGGTTATCGGGTATACCGAGCATGGCTCGGTGTTCTTTCTGCTGCTCTACAGTGGGCTTACCTCTCGTCGTCCACTCTATCTCTGTGGTATCACTGGCTTGTGGAAGCCATATGGCCCAACAGTGTGAAGAGGTGTCTGCATGACCATCCGCCGTAAACGAAAGCCTGCCCTCGATCCAGAGGAGGACGTCGGGCTTGTAGGTTCGACCTCTGTCACCCTCACCCCACCAGGTGACCCTGGTGAGCACTGCTCCCAAGGTGTTCCAATACCGGCAGTGTTCCTCGATGCGGTGAACGAACCGGATGAGCTCACGCCCGTAGGGTGGGTTTGCAACGACGTGACTATGTGGTGGCCAGAGCCTCGTGAGACTGTCATTAATGCTCACCGAGCAT